CTGTTACGATGCTCGTTTGCCTACTCGTGGTTCTGATGGTGCTGTGGGATATGATTTATATAGCTCCGAAGCTGCGACTGTACCGTGTCAAGCGGGGCGAGCTTTAGTCAGTACTGGTATTGCTCTCTCCATACCTGATGGTCTGTATGGGCGTGTAGCCCCTCGTTCTGGTCTAGCTGTGAAGCACTGCATCAATGTTGGTGCGGGTGTTATTGATCCCGATTATACCGGTGAAGTCAAGGTCGTCCTATTCAATCATGGCACAGAAGACTTTGAAATCAAGAAGGGTGATCGTATCGCTCAACTTATTTTGGAAAGGTGTGATACACCTATGATTAAGGAAATTGGTCTACTTGATGAGACACTCCGGGGTGACGGAGGCTTTGGATCTACTGGTCAATAAGTTCGTCTTTACAGAACCATAAATCCTCTGGTCTAGGCATAAAAAGTATACCATGACTCATGACCATAGATAACTTTGCTTTGTTTACATTCGGGTAAGACCATAATATCCACCTCTCCCAATATTCAGCCCGGAAGAAATCTTCCCAATCTTCTTTAGAACTTTCTCTGATTTTCAACATTTCTTTCTGTATCTCATACGGATTCGTCTCTATTCGCAGCTCCTTAGGAATGATAGCACCTTTCCTAAGAAGTTGTGCACGCATAAGTCTTGGATTACCATGGTCTGGGTAGTGCTGAAAACCCTTCTCACCAAAATCAATACTTCGTTTATTTGGTAAGGTGACCCTATATTTGTGTGTAATAGAAGGACTGGGTTGTAATACGACGTGCATATTAATTAAATGATAAAATAATTATTAAAGTATGTCACATGATATGATAGATCTATATTTGAGATGAGAAACTTATTTACACCCGAGACGACCTTTCATTAAAATATAATAAAGAAATAAAGTATTGTAATGTTATGACTGACTATATTATAGAATTTGAAAATCAATTTCCCGATGATTTTTGTGATAACCTTATAAATATTTTTAATACTAATTACAAGGTGGGTAAAGGTCATGACTTCATGTTATCACAGATAGACAATAAGAATCGAGATAAGTTGAAATTAGTTAAAACAAGTGAAGATGTTGAATTGAATTATAAAGATATGGAATTCAATAAAACATATCATCGTATAATGAAGAAAGTTAAATCCAAATACTCAGATATTTTAATTGAAAAAAATTTAGATAAGCACGTTTATGACGGAGGTCCGTATATACTCGGAAATACGATTAGAAATTCTAGACAATCAGATGTAGTAATTCAAAGAAGTATAGTTGGTCAACAATATAATTGGCACACGGATTTTGTACTACCGAAAATGGACCAGGATTATCTTGCTACGAAAACTAGATTACTCACATGTATATTGTATTTAAATGATATGGAAGATGATGCGGGTGGTTGTACCGAATTTACATGTGGTAGAATTGTAAAACCAAAGAAAGGTAAAGTTTTGATTTTTCCTTCAACTGTACAATATTTACATAGAGGTACTATAGTAAAAAAAGGTTCTAAATATATAATAACAACATTTAGCTATATTGGTGGTGAACCTTCATTACCATTTATAATTCAAAGATAAAGAATTAAAACGACAAAAAAACATGCTCGAATACACGTCATACGACGGTATCAAAATCCAAGTTGGTCAGAGTGCAAAAGAAAATGACCAATTGACAATGACGAGTGACCCCAAACACTGGTGGATGCATGTAGCTGGCTGTCCAGGTGCACACGTTGTAGTATGCTACGAAGGAGACCAACTACCTAGAGAGACGAAAAGGGATGCTGCAGTTCTCGCAGTCTATCACAGTAAGACACCAAAAACAAAGATGTCACCTGTGGATCTTGTTAGGGTTGACCAAATATCGAAGTACCAAAAGTCGACTCATGGATTAGTAAATTTGGAAGGTGAAGTTATGCAACTCACAGTTTTCATGAATAAGGAAAAACCGAGACTTGATAGATTGCTTATTAAATAAGGTTAATAATTCTAGACACTTGACTAATTGTGGGTACAGAAACACCAATCTTCTCTTGCATGACTCTCTTGTTCAATTCAGGTTTAACACTTGAATGTATGAATCCTGCAGCGATAGTTTTTGCGTGCCTGGACATGAGCGCGGAGGGGAGATCGTGGATAAACCACAGAAAACGATTCCCAAAATTATAGTCAAGAATATCAAGAGTTTCAACCATCGATAGGGTGTGTTTCCAAATATTTTGTTGATAAGGTGTCAGTTTCGAAACTTCGCGGTCACACTTCTCAAAATCGAGATAGGCAGAGGGTGAGTAGTTCCAAAGACGTCCGCACCAGTGTCCCGGCGTGAAAAAAGAGGCAGCGGCGCGTTTCTTGTCCATGAGAGCCTTGGCGGCGGCGGCACGTTTCTTGTCCATGAGAGCCTTGGTGGTGGCGCGCTTCTTCTCAACCTCGTCATTACGAAATGTTGTTTTTGAAGTTGTTTCAAGTTTAGCAACTTTTTTTTTCAGTTTTCTACACTTCTTTTTCAACTTTTGATTCTGCAATACAAGTTCGGTGACACCAGATTTCACCTTGCGAACAGAATCAAGAGTTGGAGTTTTACGAGTTTTAGTTTTCACCATGTTGGATGTTTTGAACTTACTTTTTCAATATTTACATACGACTTAGGTTTGGTTTAGTTACCGAACGCGACACCGGCCATACCATCCTTGATACGAAGGATGTTATAGTTGACCGCGTAGACCCGATGAAGAGCGTTACCACCCGATGGGTTGGTCAGGCTGAGTTTGGCGTTGTCAATGCGAGAGAAGTTTAGTGTACCTGTGGGCTGCATCTTGCTGAGGTTGATGCAGAATGGCCATGTGTAAGTGGGTAAATCCTCGAGAACATCGTCGGGAAGATCTGTGCTGTGCATTTCTGGTACGACTGTGTGGTGGTACATAGCCGAAGTTTCTTCGAATAGAGCTGTACCGTTGATGTAAAGGGTAGCCTTGTCGAAAGTGAAGGCTGTGTCCCAATCGGCACCCGCGGTGGTGTTACCAGAGACAAGGTGGAGAGACTTGACGGGGTGGTTGAAATAACTGATATCAATATCAGTATCCTCCTTGGCAGCGAGTTGGTGCTGAGTTTGGGTGATCAGAATCTCATGCTGAGTATCAGTGAAGTACTTACGCTCATCTGTGTCTAAATACACATAGTTACCCCAAATCTTGGGACTACCGACGGGTGTGTAACCGTCCCTGCACTTAATGCGTATCTCGACATCATGATATTGTAAAGCAACGAGTGGAAGGCACTTAGTGTAATCTTCACCAAAGAAGAAAGGAATAATGAAGTGATCACCACCATGGTTAGACTTCAGGGTGGCAGTCGAAGCGCACATTGAAGACTTGGCTTGACTGTCACGCATGAGGGGATTGTGTACACCTTGGATAAAGAGTGAATCAATCTGGCAAACCTTCTGACCACCTATCCAGAGCTGGAATTCCGTAGGGTTAGACGCAGTAGAAGAGAAAAGGCCGTCTGGGTTGTCTTGTACGTTAGAAACGAGCGAATCTTCAATCCAGATGTAGCTCATGAGGTCACCCTTAGAGCGGATGGGAATAGTAATTTCATTGTTCGCACCAAATGTACCAATGTAATCCATGCGCTCTGGCTTCATAGCGAAGTTGGCATGACGCTTGTAATTTTGACGGAAAAAGCTGACCTGAGGATCACCCGTGATGAAAACATCCTGGGCACCCACCGAAACGAGTTCGATCAAAGCAGCAGACATTTATTAATAAATGATATTAAAATTTTGGCTCATAGTATACATATGGTAGTATTCCAAGCGTTGACATGGGAGGCACGGGATGTTGAAGGTGAACATCAAATCAGTATTTTTGGTAAGACTGAAGATGGTAAATCGGTCTGTGTAACAACAACATTCGATCCATACTTTTTTGTGAAGCTCCCAAGGGGTACAACAGACCAGGATGTCAGTCGTCTTTACAACGACATATGTAGATTAAAACGAGACCATGTAACTAGTTATAGTTTGACGAAACAGAAGGACGTCTGGGGATTTCAAAATAATGAAGAGTTTCATTTTATGCATCTCAATTTCAAATCACTGGAGCATAGACGAAAAGTTAATTCAATTTTCATGTATAACAATGAGTTCAAACAATATCATGTCTATGAATCAAATATCGACCCTGTCCTGAGACTCATGCATAGAACCGGAATCCAATCCACAGGTTGGTTGGATACTGGTGATACATGTGTTCGTTCTCACTTGGCTAAAACTGATATTGATTTGTGGTGTAACGACTGGTCAACACTTAAACCAGTCGAACGAGATGATATTGCCCCATTTATCGTTGCCTCATTTGATATTGAGTGTAATAGTTCTACTGGGAAATTTCCAGATCCAAACGTCCCTGACGATGCCTGCTTTCAAATCGCAGTCTCCTTATGTAAGTTTGGTAGTGATGAACCATATGAGAAAGTATGTTTATGCTACAAAAAGACTGATGGACCTGATGTTGTTAGTTTTGATACTGAAAAGGAAATGCTTTTAGCGTTTAAAAAATATATGAACGAAAAGGATATTGACATTCTCACTGGGTGGAATATTTTTGGATTTGATTTAGAGTACATTTACAAACGTGCTGCTATGGTTGGATGTGGGATTGATTTTTATCAGCTTGGAAAACTCAAGGATACAGAGTGTCACTTGGTGATGAAAAAATTAAGCTCGAGTGCTCTGGGTGATAACTTTCTAAAACTCCTGCCTATGTCTGGTCGTTTTGTATTCGATATGTTTCATGAGGTTAAAAAGGGATACAAGTTAGATTCGTACAGTCTCAACAACGTTTCTAAACTGTATCTCGGTGATCAAAAAATTGATATGGCTCCCAAAGAAATGTTTGCTCGTTTTGTAGAAGGTGATCCTAAAAAGTTATACGAAGTGGCAGAATACTGCATCAAAGATACACTTCTCCCACACAAACTAATGAAAAAGATGTGCATCCTACTAAACCTGGTAGAGATGGCAAAGGCAACATGGGTGCCTCTATCTTTTTTGGTTGAACGTGGACAGCAAATCAAGGTATTTAGTCAGTTGTCTAAAAAGGCTCGTGAATTGGGTTACATGGTACCAACGATTAAATATGGTTCTCTCCCTGAAGAACAATACGAAGGTGCAACGGTTCTAGAAGCCCAAAAAGGCGCGTATTATACTCCAATCACAGCCCTAGATTTTGAGGCTCTGTACCCGAGTATCATGATGGCCCACAACCTCTGTTATTCTACATACGTCATGGACGAGCGACGATATGGTAAGATCCCTGGGATTACATACGAAACATTTAACATTGGAAATAAGACGTATAAGTTTGCACAAGATGTACCGAGTCTATTACCAGCCATTCTTATGGAGCTTAAACAGTTTCGTAAAAAAGCTAAAAGAGATATGGCAGCTGCAACAGGTTATATGAAGGAGGTGTACAATGGTAAACAGTTGGCCTACAAAGTTTCGATGAACTCTGTGTATGGTTTTACAGGTGCAGGTAAAGGTATTCTCCCGTGTGTACCTATTGCATCTACGACAACTTGTAGGGGTCGTGGTATGATTGAAGAAACTAAGACGTATGTTGAGGCAAACTTTCCCGGTGCGAAGGTGAGGTATGGTGACACGGATTCGGTCATGGTTGAGTTTGATGTAGGTGATCGTAAGGGTGTAGAAGCTATTGAGTATAGTTGGGAGATTGGTGAACGAGCTGCGGAGGAGTGCTCAGCCCTTTTCAAGAAGCCAAATAACCTAGAGCTTGAGAAGGTCTATTGGCCTTATTTTTTGTACTCAAAGAAACGATATGCAGCTAAGTTGTGGACCAAGGGTAAAGATGATCAAATGCATATGGACTATATAGATGTGAAAGGTCTCCAACTTGTTCGACGAGACAACACACCTCACATGAGAGAAGTGTGTAAGGAACTATTAGATGTGGTCTTAACTTCTGGAGATCCGGGTCCTCCAAAAGAACTTGCGAGGGATCGAGCAAATGAACTCCTATCAGGTGGAATATCACACGATAAACTTATTTTGAGTCAATCACTCTCAGATTCATACAAAGTTGGTGGAAAGAGTGTTTCGATTAATAGCCCAGAAAGTATACATATAAACCAAGCACATGTTCAAGTGGTCAATAAAATGAGACAAAGAAAGCCTGGGTCTGAGCCACAATCCGGTGACCGGGTGCCGTATCTACTTACAAAAACTGACAATTCTAAGGCGAAAGCTTTTGAGAAATCAGAGGATCCCAAGTATGTTGAAGAGCATAACATCCCCGTCGATTACCATTACTATTTTGTGAATAAATTTTTGAATCCTGTATGTGATCTTCTTGACCCTCTATTTGAAAATACAAAACAGGAAATATTTGGTGACATTATTGAACAGTATAAACCACCAAAGAAAGTCACTGGTCCAGCCTTGAGTGGTATGAAAAAGGATCAATTGATTGAAGAATGTGAAAAGAATAATCTTAGTGGTGAAGGTACGGCATTGGTATTACGGGATCGTATTAAAATGTTTAGACAAAAACAAAACTCTGTTGAAGACTTATTTAAAAGCTACGCGCAATCTAATGATAAGGCATGACAAACAAAAATAAATTTACAAAAATTGTAATTGACAATATCAAAAATATAATTAACGATCATCTTCCCGATCTCTTAGAAGAATCATGCAATGAATTTATTTACGACATGATTGATGAAGAAGCTAATGAACGAGTAAATAAAAAACTTGATGAAGTATCCAAAGTGCATGGTATCCCACTAGATCTATTATTGAGGGGGGCGGATGATGTTACCATATGTAAAGGTACAAAAATCAAAGATGGTGTCACACATAGATGTTCATTTAAAGCTGTTGACAGTGGGTACTGTAAATTTCATAAAGTTCAAGGTGATAAAATTAAAAAACGAGATCTATCTAGTGTAAATAGTCATACACACGGACCCGAACAAATGTTCGTTAGAGGGTGCCCCGCATGTGAAAGTAAAAACAAGCTTATAGATTTGTGTCCTTATATTAAATAATGAGTAAATCGACCATTCTACTAACATCAATAAACAACTTTTACAATGAGGAAAAGAATCGAACTAAATTAATGAACATTCTAGACAAGACAAGTGGTATATCACTTAGAAATTTGGAGTGGTTTATAACGAATTACGCAAAAAAGAATAATACAACTTACACGACACAAGATGGTAAGCTCTTTACCGTACATTGTGCATATAAGTCAAGTCTAGATGGGTATTCAAAGAAACTCTTTGATCCATTTTGTCGTTCACAGAAGTTTCCGTATACCATTCCTGGGACATCTCATGAAATTCATACAACTCTGGCACAGTTGAATTTCATCAAATGGTGTATTAAGAATAATATCATAGACTATATCTCTAATAATAAGACCTCACTGTTTAATAAGCAAGTGACATAAATCCCTTATCAAATATATACGTTTGATAACCCGTGTAATACATGTTTAACGAATAGTTATTACTAGACGTGTCTACAAGTGAATCAGACGATGTGTCCAACTTCACTTCTATAGACGTTTTATCAGATTTTATTTGACTAAAATCCAAGTTCCCCGATGGTTCCACATTGATCGGATTCATCGAGAAACTATAAGTATAAATATTTCTGATAGGCCTCGCTAATCTATTTCTAAATGGAATTAGATATTTGTAATAATAGTGATTTGTTTTAGAAACATTTGGTAATCTGTTTCCATTTATGTAAAAACTTGCTTCATCCATTATGGGATAGAAGAATGTACCTGTCTCATCAAAATGCACATTAGATGAAAAATTATAACGATTTTGATAATACTTCTCCTCTTGTAAAGATTTACCACCCGTAGAATCACTAGCATCTTCAAATTTTTCATTTCTTAAAAACCAATGAATACATTTCACTGGAATGTTGGGTACAAGGTTATTTCGAATCATTGTATCATTTGGTGTACTTATAATACTAGGGTGTTTACGTACAATATCAGTTATAAATGTTTGACGTTTAGTCGCCAAATATTGACGTTCTTCAGGGGTTAATGTGATTTCTTCTGTAACGAGTTTAAACTCTGGGAGTGAGAGTGTAGTCCCCGTATCTGTAAAAAAAGTTTGTGGGTGAAACTCCAACTCAAATTCTATTTTTTGACGGTGTACAGCACATACTGGGAAGTATGGACGATTTGGTTTATTTGAAGAATA